TGGGCATATTTCGTTAACTTCTTTTGGTATTCTGGCCAACGAATTGTGTCGGTAATTTTTTTGTTCCACATAGGCACGAAACCTAGTATTTGTGCTAACAGGCAAAGAGTTTCAACATGAATCTCCTTACGCAAAGCTTTCTTTAACAGTATCGGATACTCACCATCAACCACCCGTATTACATCATTCGGTTCTTTACAATCTTCAAAAATAACTTTACAATCATTCTCAAAAATATACGACAGCGATTGAATAATCTTTTGATGCTTGCGAAAATTCACTTCGGCATCTTCTGTCAATAAATCACCAATCCAAACATTTTCATTTTCTACAAAGTTAGCAACCAGAAAAGAAACCAAATCGTCTTTCTGTGTTACCTTACGAGCTAACTTGTAAAAATGATATTTGTCCTTGCGATTCTCAAAGACCATTTTTGATGTGTTTGTCTTGCCGTTATACTTAAAGAAATCATATGATTGTTGGTTGAAATGTAATTTGAGCGATTGATACATACTAAACGCTTCATAACCATCAATCATATTGGTAATCGTGATCCTTTTTCTTTCAGTAAATTTAAATCCATTGCGTCAGCCGTTAACTTAGATTTTAAATTAGCATTCACCAAAGTGGCGGCTACTTCAATTTCTAATCCAGTTTGCTTACAGTATTCAACGATGGCTTCAATGTAATTATAATCTGTATTTGCCACTAGACCATCAATTGCTCTAGCAAATTTTACCATCTCGTCTTTTGTAGGCATTATTTGTCTGAGCTCTCATCTTGTCTAGGAAATGGCCAATTATTTTTTTGTAACTCCGAAAAATCAAACTTTGGTGTTTTAAATTCTTCAATTCGCCATTCAGGTGGTTCTTCACCATAGTCAAAACTATCACTATGATTATCAACAAAATCTAATTGTCCATTAAAACTAAATCCACAACCTTTTAAGAACATCTCAAATTCATTAATAACACTATCTAAGGATTCACCATTGAATTCAACCGTTTTCTTTGAAATAATGCCATCGCTAAATGGCATTGGTTCATCTTCACATATAAAAGTAAATATTGACATAATATAAATTCCTTAATTATTTTTTAACTGCTTGTTGTGCTACATTGTGTGATTGCGCTGAAGCAGCAAACGCAATACAAATTAAATCCGTGCTCTGAACATACGAGCAACGAACCGAAATAGGATCAATTCCTTTTTTAATGGCTTCATCCATGTTTGCAGCCATAAGTGACCTATCGTGAATATTAAACCAAGCAATTGAAATAATTGTGGCTAATATTAATGTTGAAACACAAATGACGATTGTTTTTAAATCGTTTATTTTATCTGTAATCATATTGACTTTAAATCCTTTCTGTTATAAAAAATGTGCCGACCAATAACGGTCAATCTTTCCATATTTCGCCATTGAGGATTAACATAATCGGCATGGTAAAATAGGGCACCTTTAGATGGATCTTCCATCTTTTCGTGATTTACATATACATAAACTGCAAGTTCACGAATACTATTATATAACGAATTGTTTGTGTTTGTCAAGACCTTACTGGTAGATATTGCCTTTGGCCGTTCTTCACACCACCAAGAAAACTGGCAAATGTTCTGAATTTTTTGTTTGACCACTCCACAAATGTCATTTTCAAATCTACCGCTTTTAACACGATTGATGGTGACAAATGCTACGGCAATTTTACCAACTTCTGGTTCATGCCCAGCTTCAAAGTAAATGTTTTCTGCTAGACACTCAATCTGTTTCTTGGCATCTGAGCTCATAATATTGTAATTTGCTTTGTAAGGCATAGCCCGCAAATTGCTTACAGAAGTTATGGCTGTTAATGTTACACTTGCAACCAGTATCATTGTAAATAAAACAATAGTTTTTTTCAAAATTTCTCCTTTGTGTGTGTTAAACGGCCGAGAAAAACCGGCCGTCTAAACCCTCATCAAACAGATTTTTTTGTTGGTTTTGTATCTGTGGTTATGTTAGAAACGAAATCGTTTAAGGTCTTTGCCTTGTTAATGACTTCTTGTTCGGAGGGGAATGGCGGGTAACCTGGATGTTTCGGTGGTTCCTCACCTTTGATTTTGGCCGTTTCACAATCTGTGGACCATTGATTTGATATTACTTCACGCTTACCGAAATAATCATCAGAAAGCATATCTCTCGCCATTTTTAAAAGCTCGAGCCGTATTTCAAAAGGTGTCATATTTGACATAGTAAATCTCCTGTGTGTTAATGTGTGTTATCGGCTTTGTGTGTGATGCCGACAAGCTATTTAGTAATTACCAAGACCAAGAAACGCAAGAATACCTTATTCCGCTAGTTACTGGATCAACTCTATGTGGATAAAGAAAACAAGATGGAAATACAAGAGCAGAACCTTTACCCATTGGTATAACTTCATCTCCCCACATTACAAACTCTCCACCTGTATATTCATCATTAAGTGAGGCTAAAAAGGTCATTGTTGGAATGCCTTTGCGTTTTCCATCAAACATGCTATGAATGTGGTCACAATGCTCGGCCATCAAACGGCTTTCTTCATAACGATTAAATCTCACTTCACTAAAACCAGACCAACTATTAAACCATGGTAATTGTAATCGTGTTAAATATTCGGAGTAAGCATCATGGATTCTTTGCATGATATGTGCTTGTGTTGTTATATTTTCTCCATAAGCAATATCTAATTCTTGACTACCGCTTCGTGTATCATAAGAACCATCGGTTGGATTATAAAATGTGTGTTGTTGCCACGGAGCATTTTCAATCTCATCACAGGTTTGTTTACACACATCACTAGAAATCCATTCTTCAAAGACCATGACATAAGAACTAATATCACGATCCATACTAAATGTTTTTTGTACCATTATTTAATCCCAAAGGTTCTGATAATATCTACCAAATAATCTAAAGCCGTTTGCCTTTCTCTTTTGATGAGCTTCTAAACCTTCATTGTCAACTTTAACTTTTGATATTCTTTCATTCCAATCTTTAATATCTTTAAGGTCTCCACATTCAGAATGGTCAAAGAATTGACCTTCATCATCATCTCTTATTTCTTGTTCAAAAGCCCAAATCATTTCAGCGAGAATCCAATCCCAACGCATGAAGTGTAAACTATCTGTATCCCATTCATTCTCTTTTGGTTGTGCCATATGACTACGCAAATATTCTGGCACATCATTGTCATCGGTATAAGGTGCACCGTGCTTTTCTTTATCCAATTGCTTTAACATTGGCAAAATAATATTAGCCAAGGTGTGATCCATTGACCAAGTATCCCATCGGTCAATCTTAACACATTGAATTCGTGGATGAATAAAATCTAATACTACACGGATAGCGTTACTGATAGGTGTAATTCGGTTAGCCCATCGTTCAACCCATTCAGGATGATCCACATAATCTTTATCTTCAATTACACCTTTATTACGGCCACATTTACTCCAATCAGTCCAGAAAAAAATGTTCTCTATGATTGTATATGGAGAAATCCAATGGTCACGATAATTACTAATCCAAATTTTCATAACTTTTCACTTTGTCAATATTGCGAATATCGGAGATTCTTTTTCTTTGTAGCGAATTACCCAACCAACGAAATTTGGTACACAAGGTACACTTACAAACTCGTTTTGATTTTTTTCTTTTGTAATTTGCCATGAATTTTGTGGGTGATTTATTTTATGGCATCACCCGAGGCCATAAAGAATTACTTCTTCTTTTCGTCTTTCTTCACTTCAGCTTTTGGTGCATCTTTCTTTGGCTCATCTTTTTTGGCAGGTGCCTGAGCAAAAGCGGTTACAGCAAAAGTAGCAGCTACGAGTGCGATTAATGTTTTCATAATAATTTCCTTTTATAAAAGTGCCAGTATTCTGTTACGAGGAACTGGCGAAACCCTAAGCAGTTTTTAGGCTGCTAATGCGAACTTATTATCGTTTGCGGTTAATTCAATTTGATTATTACGCCTTGTCATGGC